CGCGCGATTTCCCGTTACCCAGGTCGTTAGCCCTATTGCATGTCTAAGACGGTCAGTAAGTTAACACCAACCATCCCACCGTGGGTGTGCGGCTTGCGTGACGATTCCCGGGATCAACCGGACGCCATCGCTACGTCGCACACTCTTTTCGCCTAAGCCCACTCGAACGTCCCACTTTTCTCTCAGATTCATCGAGGGATCACCCCGGTTGTTAGAGAGCCTAGCGGCGAGTAGGTTGTACCCATTGGCATTCAGGCAAACGGCCATCTGAGAAGATGGGCTCGTGCGCCTTTCACCCGGAAGTCTCTCACGAGACAGGATGAAGACGCTCTTGCGCAAATCGATTTCTGACTTGCTTGGGATGAAAGACCGGTAACGGGCCGGTCTGCCTGTTTGTGTTTCACCTCGTGACATTGCGTGGTCCCATAGTCCCCCAGTAGAACCGGGGGGCGTGAGGAGCGCCGGCATTACGCGAGCTGGAAGATAGCCAACAAGAGCCGTGTGAAGTCCCCGTAGGTCGCGATCGCCGTAGCGATCATAACCAGTAAGAGCTTCAGCACGTTCGTGCGACATCTCCAGCACGCGGTTCGCCGTTGCAATGATCGAAGATCCATTGTCTAGCCTTTGTTCTAGGTACTTGGGTCGGCATGGCATACCAAGGAAGAAATCCCCTCCGCAAGATTCACGGAAACCGGGATCGCGACCTGTAAAGGACTTTGCCTCGTTGATCTTGAGTCCGAACAGCTTAAGTCCGGCTATGACCTTCTCGGCGTATGCAGATGGCACGATTATGTCGTCACCATACACACCAACATGGGGGTAGTACTCCCCAGCTAACTTGTGGTCACCAATGGTCCCGGGTTTATTCGGGTCCTGAGATGTCACCTTCGTCCGGTATTGGGCGGGCACGCACGCCCTCGCGATGGCCAGAAACAGCGCCGTCTCGAGTTCAAACGTAAACCCGCACCCCATGGAAGACATCATCTCGTAAGGGCGACTAACGTTTCGCAAGTTGTGGTCCTTGCAGTATGCGTCTGGAAGCTTGAAACTCCTGGCTGCTGTGGAAAACAACCAAGCGAACCAACCCGGTGAGAGCACACTTCGCAGCACGGCGCGGCATATTGAGTCGCTAGCCTCAGACAGATCGATTGTGGCGTACAGCCCAGTCATAGATCCGATCCTGGCCAACGTCTTGTTGACCGCTTGCTGAAAGGTGAGCTTGAGCCCGGTTTTCTCCAACCGCTTGCGGATAGTTACTCCAACGCCTCTCTGCAACCAAGCGTTTAAACTTGGCTGTTTAAAAGCGCAGCGGTGAAGCTCGAACTTCTTGTTCACGGTGAAAAGTTCATCCCCTGGCAGGACGGTAAGGGCGCTTTTGGCACCCCCAAGGTCGTAGAACATCCGCGACCACGCAGGGTACTGTTGTATAACCTGCTCCGCTATCGGGACTAAGAAGGGAGTACAAGTTTGGGTCGCCCCGAACTTCATCTCCGCCCCAGTTTCTTGTCCATGGAACGGGTAACCGTTCAGGACTCCGGGGCCCCATGCTGCATTGTCCAACACTTCCGACGCGAGAGGGGCCGGACCAAGAATTGCCCCGAGGTGGACGGTGACTGTTTCGATGAAGGATAACTCCTCCGAGTCGAAACTTCCATCACGCCATCTTACATTGGTCTCTTTGTTGTGTTCCTCGCGTTTAAGGAGGTTGTTTATGGCGGTGTCCCTTGCTACTGTTTCAGCACCCATGAAAGGATACTTAGACAATAACTTCGCTAGCTGTGCGTCAGATACCAGATCCTTAAACCCACGCCCCGTTCGAGGGTATGAGTTGGGGTCCGGCATCTTGCACTCGATGATGCCACGAAGAGCGACCCACGAAGGTGAGTCAGCCACAAGAGGTACCGAAGACTTTATACCAGCGTTCACACGCTTCCACCGAGAGAACAGGTTACAAATCTGTGCACGGTAGGGCGTGGGCCGGGAGGTCATCAGCAAGATGCCAAGGAGGTCAACGACTTGTCGGTCGCTGACCGCAGCGTTATTTAGAACGGCCGCCGCCGCGATGGCAGCCCGTCGTCCCAATCGGGACTTAGGGTCGCCAACGTATGCCTTCCAGATGTCCTCGTTTTCACAAGGTGCATCTTCCACCACTGCTCGTTTACCTCCGGAAAGGAAATCGAAATCTCCCGCGAGAGGTATGCGCACAGCCGCCCTGTCGGGCTGAAAGGTCTTGCCCATGATATGCTCCTAAGGATGCAAAGTATATGGAAGAACAGTCTAGTCATCTTAGCCTCCAAAAGGCTCCGGCGCTGAACCGGGTGTCAGTAGACCTCCTAGAAAGGATGGTCCCCGCTGACCAACGGGCCGTACACGAGGTGATAGCCAGTGGTACCCGCGACGTTGTTGGCCATGCTCGACAGCTGCCGATGAATATCCTTGCGAACATTCACCGGACAACCAGCCGGGACATGAAGACCAGTCTTCGTCAAGCGAACAACACCACCGACTGTACCCGGTACTGTCGCGGATTCGTACGGCCACTTCCATTCTGTGGAAGAGTGGCGGACGAGTTCACCCCCGGTACCCTTGTTCTCGAATGTTCTGTGAACAAGTTCCTGGGCCAGAAGTTGATTGGGCGCACTCGCGAGATCTTCGCGAAGGATGAACCCATTCGTTACCTGGGCGACCCGAACCATGTAGACAGTCCGGTCTGTGGTTCCGTCAGCACGAGATTTACCCGTGATTGCGGAAGTTGTTACCATACCCATGTTTACCCCCTATAGGAGAAAGTTAAATCACCTTAAGACGACCCAGCGGTATTTGCCTGAGCAAACTAGCGGCATCTAGCCACCTGTTCGTATTCATGCGAAGCTTGGGCGTCCATACTGGAGTTGGGTAACTCCAAGGCGAACGGTTATAGCGTGAAGCTTCATACGTCCCTCCCTCCGAAATAAAACCTCGGGTTTCATAGTGGAAGTGATCGTAGATGCGCACGCTGTGGATCCCGGAGACTCTCCGGAACACCTGGTACCCCCCATCCAATAGATCGAATCCTGCCGCGGCGGTTGCCCGCTCGAGGTAGTTTCCGACGTCCAGTACCCAGTCTACCACGAATGATAGAAAGGATAATTCCCATACAGCCAACGGAAAATTCAACAAACCCAACTGATTGGCATCAGTTAGGAAGCTGTTCTTCCGGACTGCGGTAAACCACGCTTTTGCCTCTACGTGGCCTGCCCTGGAAAGCAGATGTTCAATGTTTCCGCCCAGACTAAGTCCAAGGCCAATATTCCGGCCCCAGGCTGAATCTGCGCAAACAACACTGGACATCTCTACGACGCCACTACGTGTCTGAGTGACGCGCACTTCCTGCCTGGAAGGCAGGAGGAGGTCGGCGGTTGTCTGTGCAGCTTGCCGCACATCCTGCACACCGGTTTGCACGGCGTACCGCCACTGCAGCCAGAAAGAAGCGAGGTCACTAGTGACTCCGCTTTTGGGCTTTCTGTAACCCTTGAGATAGGATCCGCACCGCTTCCGCAGGGCCTTGAGGGCCCGACGAGGAGAGCCGTACTTCTCAACAAAGAGAGCCGAGTCGGAAATCGCCTTGGCCCACCTGTTAACCATCTCACCTGTTTTGTGCAGCTCAGCGAAGAAGACTGGGGCGTTCCATACTGCCCCCGCGATGTTATCAAAGCACGCATTTTGTGCGTTACTCAGTAGTTCATCAGCGACCTCGCTAATCTCTGGGGAATAGGTATACCCCAGTGCCGCGTCCACGTCGACAGACTGGTAAAATCCAGCCTCGACCCGGTAGTCTCCGCCCCAATACGCCTTATAGGCCGCATCGAAACGGTACTCCGAGACGACTGTCCTAAACCGCTCTACCGAATAAGGTAGTGTGGCGTGGTACGGGCGTGAGGAACTACGGTCCCACCATCGCTTCTTATGGAAGCTCACGTTGGTACCGGAGTTGGATATAGGCGACTTCAGGGTTCCATCCCATCCGTACCATCCACCGGACGCTGTCGTTGTAGACGTTCTCACGTCTTCATCGTACATGGTCTTTACCTCACAAAGTGACATCGACCTACGTAACGTAGAGTCGAAGGGCAGAAGGCAAAAGCAGAGTCGGCCTGACGACCGATCCCACTTAGCTTTCAATCAACACCAGAGTTTCGATTTGCGCTCCGGCGTATCGGGAACCCC